TCCAAAATTTCGTCAATTGATTCCATAGAAAGTTCGTCTTCTTCTGGCATTTCCATTTCATCTTCATGATCCATACCCATATGCTCACCTTCCATAGCCATTTCATCTTCTAAATTTGGCTCTTCGCTTTCCAAATCGCCTTCTAATTCGCGAATGATTGATTCAAGATCTAAATCTCTATCATCATAACCTTCGTTGTATTCGTCGGTCATTTCTTCATCACTCATTGCAGGCTCTTCTTCCGGCATTTCTTCTCCGCCTTCTTGTGAGTAGATATCAAACTCATCAAATTCTCCGTCTCCGTCTACGTCGATTGATAAATCACCTACATCATTTCCAGCTCCAGCGTCTACATCCATTTCGGCATCCATTTCTGGTTCTGCGTCAACTGGTTCTGCGTCAACTGGCATTTCTTCTTCTTCACCCTCGATTTCATTTGTTAGTTTAGTTGCTAACATTCTTTCTAAACGAGGTGCAAAGGCTTCTTGTAAAGCAATTTTAGCGTTAGCTAAAGCAGTTTCTTTAACAGCTTTTGCGTCAGCGATTGCTTCTTTTAGCAAGTCTGATTTTGCCATTGTTTTTCTCCTTAAATTTTGTTTTGGAAATAAGATTATTGAGAATCTTAATAGAAAATATTAATTACTAGACACTATATAGAGGATAGCGTATTTTTCAATAAATATAGACATTTTTGAAAAACCAGTAAAAAAGCCCTAACTTTTGTTAGGGCCTCATACTTTTTATACTTTTTCTTAAAAAGAATTTAAATCTTTAATTTTTTGTAAGAATTTTGCTGCTTGAAGTTGTTTTCTTTTTCTAACACTAGGTTTTTCAAATTCTTTTCGATCTTTAACTGCTTCTAAAATTCCGGATGATTTTACTTTACGTTTCCATGACTTTAATGCAAATGCTAAATCTTCTCTTTGCGTTCCCGTTACATTAACTGCTAAAGGATTTCCTGGAACTGTTGTTAAATGTTGTTTTTGTTTTTTGTTCATATATTATAAATTTAAATTTCTGGTTGCGGTGCTTTTGGTTTTTGTTGTCTAACGTTAAATCTAAAATGTTTTAATTCAGGTTTCTGTGCTAAATATCCTTGAAGCTTTTGTGATTCTAAACCTGGGTCTTGTCCTAGTCTAAAATAAAAGTATCCAATTTTACCCGATGGAGAAATTGTATGTTTAACTACAGTGAATCCTTTTCTCTCTGCCCATTCTTTAATTTCTTGTGCTACTGCTTGTGCTTCAGCTGGGTTTCTTAATACGTATTCGATGCCGCCTCGGTAGTCCGTGATATGATTAATTAATTGAGCTTCTTCTAAGTCAGATTCTGTTTTTAATGCATCTTTCATACCTTTTAATGCATCTTTCATATCTTTAGCATTTTGTACATCATCTTTTGTAAACTTCGGTATTGCTGTATTAGAAACCGGTTCTGCTTGTTCCGTTAAACCAAAAAACTCTTTGTATATTTTTTTAAGGGCGTTCATCATTCTACCTATATTATAATAATAATACGTTAATTATCCAAATTATCCAACATCATAATATTTACGAAGGCCTTCGGCAATATCTTCATATGCTGCGCCTAATCGTTGCTGAAGTTGATTCATTTCTTTTGCTGTAGCTTCGAATACTTTGTATGATTCGTTAAGACCTTTCATATGACGATTGATAGTCATTTTATCAAACCATCCTTCATCTTGTAAAGCAATTGATTGAGCTTTTTCTACAATATCGCGTACTCGTTCTGTAAGTTCTTGTAAATTGCCTTTACCATAAACTGATTCACCCATTGCTGAGAAATTCTTTACAGCTTCCATAAAAGCTCGTTTTTCGTCTTTACTTAATTTTACTTGTTCATCACCATTAAGTGTTTCAAGAATATATGCTAAATTGCTTTTCATTATACTATCCTGCATTTACCATCTTCACATAAAATTGATGTAATGATGTCGTTTATTTTATTATATTTATTTAATTGAATACTTTTATTCACAGACTCATTCATGCCCGTAGGCCGCATAAAAGCCCCATGAGTAGAAGGATTTGAAACGAAGTCCCAACATATTAATTCAAAGTCATCTTGAACTTCAACTACACCTTCACTACGTAATTCTTTTACAGAACCTAAACCACGAGATGAAATACCTAATGTAATACCTGCTTTAAATAATTCTTTAAGAATTTTACCAGAAGGCGTATCTAATATTTGTACTGCGCCCATTAAGTCATCACCTCTCCACCAAATCTTAAGAATATTATGTGATACATTATTCAAGTTAACAATTGATGATTCTGGGTGATCTAGTTCTCCTAATGCACGATGTTGATCGATATATTCTTTTTGATAACGGCTACATTCTCTTTCTAAAATTTGTCTAGGATATACTCGACCATTTTGATTCTTTGCGCCTGCTCTTTGTAAAACTCCTTGTACTACGAAACCGCCTGGCACGCCGTATGCATCTCCAGATGATTCTGTTAATGAGCCCATGGGCTTAAATGGAATATATTCTACAATCAATGTTTTCGACATCTTATTCTCCTAATGCTCTAACTCGCTCCGATATTTTAATTAATTTTTCTGAAATCTTAGTTAATGCTTTTTGTGTACTAGAACCATATGTTGAAGCTGATACTCCTGATTCTGTTTTTAATCTTGTATTATAATTAACTAATGTTTCAATTTCTTGCAATTTTTTAGCTAGCTCCTTGATTGTATTTTTTACTTTTCTTTCAGGGCTTAAATGTTTATCTTCTGTTGCAAATCTTCGATATGATTCTATAAGTTCTTCATATTTACGATCCATCATCTCATAAACTTTAGATGATTTATCAGGTATATTTGCAGTGCCATATGGCTGATTAGTAAACTTAACTGGATATTCCTGATCCTTATTCGGCCATTTATCTGTATCTGTAGAGAATGGAAATTTATCTTGAGATGTTTCCTCTGACGATTCAGGTGTTTGATGTACATCATCTTTCCATCTAAATGTCGGCGGAGTGTTTACTGATTCGTATTTAATTTTCTTTTTCTTTTTCTCATATTGAGCAGGTGTTAAAAAAGCACCTGGGGTATTATATCCTGCAACGGCAGCTGTGACATTTTGTTCAGATACATCTGCATCTTCCGATTGTTCTTCGGTTTCTAGTTCTATGAACTTTTCTTCCATTTCTCTTAAGAACGATTTCATTAATGCATCTCCTTTAATTCTCTAACTAAATCAAAATAACGTAATAAAGAAAGTACATGAGATTCTTTAATAGTTTTCATATTCTCTACAGTACATAACATTTCCGAAAGTTTCTGTACTTTAATTTGTGTAACTTTGTCAGTTATTAATTTTGCCTGAGCTGCTAAATCTTTTTTGATTGCAGGTATGATGGTTTGAACGTATTCTTTTAAAGCATTAGTATCATTAACATTTGTTATATACTTATTTAAAAGTTGTTTTTGCGATTCATCTAAATTATTTGAATATTTTTCATTGAATTTATCAATCATCAATTTATATGTTAATAAACGAACATCTTTTGGTTGAGATTGAAATGCTTCTAATGTTAAATCTTTTGTCGGTTGTTTGCGTTCAACAATCATTCCGTTTTCTAAAATAACATTTTTACATTCTAATAATTGTTTTGGGTTATCCGTTTCTTGATATTCAAATATCATATAAATTGAAGCTAACGTTTTGTAGTTATTGATATGAATTTTTGAAATATCATCAAAATTAAAACGTTGTGAAATTTCTTTAACTAAATTATAACGCTGACGTTTTAATAAACTTTGATTTAATTTTGAATGAGTTGATTTAATAGTTCGTATATAATCTAATGCTTGCGCCTCACTTTTATATTGTTCTTTTAACAATGAATTATATAAATACAATTCTTTAGCAAGTTCTGTATTTTTTCCGAAATATTTTTTAATTATATCAACCGTTGTCGTTTTGCTAGATGATAATGTTTCTGATGTTAGTTTTCTCACTAACATTTCGAATAGAATTCCGGTATTTTTATATTTCGAATGTTTTAATTTTTTCATATTTAATACAGTTCTTTTTTATTTAATAAATATGGTTGAAATTATAAAATGTTTCCTTCATCTAGTATCGTACCTCGATCCGAATCTTTTTTCTTATTTTTCAACGTTTCAGTTATAATATTAGGTCCTTTTGAATTATTTTTATTCAAATAACGAAGTATATTATGATTTTCAGTTGCTACCGGTCTAACGGTTTTATCGAAACGTTTATCTGGCGTAAATGTTGTTTTTTGATTTTCTGGATTGAATGCTTGATCAAGTTCTTTTTTACCTGTTGGATCCCATCCAAATGCATTTTTATGTTGCCCAAACTTAATACCTTCTTTTGGTCTGCCGCCTTGATCTTTTTGTTCAACTTCATCGGTTGACATATGCATTGAAGCTAAATCATGAGGTGTTCCAAATGACACTCCAGTTACTGCAGGATCATTTCCTTCTTGTTCAATTTGATTTTGACGGAATCTAAGTTTAAGATCTTCAACAACATCAGTTCGTTGTTGTAACCATTCATCCTCTGACATATTAAATATAAATTCATATATGTATTTATCAGATACTAATTTGCTATCTTTCATAGCAGTTGCTAATGTCATTTTTTCAGTCATTAATGCAACTTTTTGTTGGTCATAAATAATCGATGGTGCTGTTAATTCTAATTCAAAACCAACTAAATCTTCCCCTTCATATCCTTGTGCATACAAATGTACAATTGCAATTTTAGTTAATTCGGATGTTACAATTTTTTGAATACGTTCAATTGTTCTAGCAAAACGAATATCCATTGATGCTAATGTAGTTTTACCTTCAACTGCTTCAGCATAACCTAAAAATGGCTTAGGAACTTTTAGTGCAGCCATCATTTTATCTTTGATGTATTCTAAATCTTCAGTACCTGTCCATGTCATACCTGGCAATGTATCAATTGATGTAGTAGAATTGCCGCCGCGAACTGGTAAGTAATAATCTTCTAACATGTTCATTAAATTGAATTTAAGATTGTAATTACCTGTTTGTTGATCAATATGTGGAATTTTTTTCATTTTATTGATAATCTGTTCCATGAATGAATCAACTTCATTAGGCGGAATATTACCAATATCAATTTTAAAGATACGTTTTTCTGGTGCGCGCATAATTCTGTGAATAAGCATCGCATCTTCCATCATCATTAATTTTTGAAATTCTTTACGAGCTCCTTCTAACATGGATCTACCATATGGTAAAAAGTTAGAATCAGATAACATCCGGAAATGTGCTATTTCAAAAACTTCATAATCTTTTCTAGAATCAGCAACATGTTTGAATCGTATTTTATATTCGCCAGTTGCTTCATCATATTCTTCCCAACGTTCAATTTCATAACTAGAAAATGGTCTTGCATTTATGATTCCAATTTCATCTGCAATATCTAACTTTAAAAAGAAATCTCCGTATTTTGTCATGTTACGAATCCAAGTCCATAAATTGAATTCAATATTTAAAACATCATAAAATAAGTTATAAAGAATTTTTTGTATTTGTGTTTTGTTAGTTTTGATAGTTAAAATATCGCCAAATTGATCTGCTAATGTAGATTCATCAGAATAAATATCTAGAGCTGAACTGATAATAGGATCGCGGTCCATCATTTCATAATCAGCATAAAGTTGCATACGATTTTGATGCATATAGTAGTTGGAATCATATCCTCCCATACCACCAACCATGTGCTTATTAGCACCGTGCATTCTCGTATAACGATCTGCTACTTTTGTTTGATTTAAATTACCTACACTCTGCAGACGATTTGTATCGACTACACGTAATTTATCTTTACCATATGCACGAACAATAACATTCGTTGCAAATAGATTCTGTAAACGTTTTCTTAAAGACGCCATAATATTATTTTACTTTATTATAAATATAACTTGTTACAGAAGCCAGGTCAAATTCTCGTTGTTGTGGCCATTATTCCATGTCCATCCATCTGCACCGTCTGATGGTTTACCTGTAAATATAACTTGTTCTGAAGATTTATGAAATTGACCTAATGTTCGTTTATGAAGTTCAATTCCTTGTTGTCGTAATTTTAAAGATGTATCGCGAAGCCATAATCCAATACAAAATGACATTACGAGGTCATCATTATAACCATTCTGTGCTTGAGCTTTGCCATTCAGCCAAACAAATACAAATAATTCTTGTATCAAACGTTTGCTTCGAATAATTGGCGTTTTCTCACGCATATACATTTCTAAAGCCGATATCATTAATGGGCGTGTACGAGATGTTGTTGATACTCCAGGAACCATTTGGCTCTTATCTTTCATATCATACCCTTTTTTAAGTTGTACGTCTACATCAACATATCCATCATCTTTATATGTATAGAATAAATTTTCGTAGCCTCGATCTAAAGCAGGTTGAATTGCTGCCCAACCAATATTTGCATTTTCTATTGCTAGCAATGCATTATTCCATTCTGTTGCAACTGATACTAACATATTACCAAAATCTTTAGGTGGTAATTTGCCTTTATATTCTGCAACTTGTACAACATCTTGTACATCAATAACATGGAATGTAGACCAGTCGCCCCCATCACCTCGTGCAACGTCAGCTACTACTATATAATCTTTTTCGTAGTTAGGATATTCCCATATCCAATAAGCATTATCAAATCCACGCTTTTCTATAGGCTCAGTGCATTTTAATTCATAATCCATTAATATGCCGCCATCAACTACAGTATGTCCTGATGAAATAAAGTCACAATCACATTCTTGTGCTGCACCTCGTTCACCTAATAATTTAGTTTGTTCATCTCGCCATTGCTGATCTCGATCTGGATGTACGGTCCAATGCAATTTAATTGTATGAAATCCATTTATTTCTTGTTCAGCTTCTGACCATACTGAGTGAAACCAATTACCGACGCCATTAGGTGTTGATAATACAATAGCTCCACCACCCGTAGATAATGTTGCTTGCGATGCTACCCAAATTTCTTCAATGTTACGAATGAAGGCAGCCTCATCTATAATTAGCAATGAAAGTGCTTCTGAACGTGCACCAGTAGTTGCTGATGATACTGCTTTAATTTGTGAGCCGTTTTTAAATTTAAGAGAAAGTTTATTATCAGCTTCAATATTACCTTTTAACCAACTAGGTAAATTATCATGCATGACACGTACTTTTGTTACTAAGTTTTTTGCTACTTCTTGAGTTGTTGCAATAACAAGTACGTTGAAATCTTCTTTGAATAACATGCTCCAAAGAGCAAAACCTGCTGAAAGAGTTGATATACCTAACTGACGAGACTTAAGAATTACGTTGTATCGATTATCTCGTAATTCTGTTAATGAATCTTCCTGAAACGGATATAGGTTAAATTTAATTTTACCTTTTTTCGGGTGTTGAATATAACAATACTGTCTCATGAAAAAAACAGGATCTTTAGCACACATTGTGTACTGTTGTTGTATGATCTGTTTTATATTTTGACTCATATTATTTTATAAGTTGATTAACTAATATACCAGAACCTAATGCTGTGATAAAACCGAATCCGAACCAAACTGATTTTTTATCATTCCATTTTGGTTGTAATAATTCAATTTTCTTTTCTAGATCCGTTACAATGTTTTTTTGATATGTAATAATACTATCTTGTTTAACAATTTGTATTGAATCTAATGCAATTAACGAATCTTGTTTTTTTGCTAATTTTTTGTAAGATGCAATTAATCCATTATTAATATCATCTGCTGCCCAAAGTGAATCTAAAACGAAAGAAATATCGGCTGCTTGTTCTTTAGTAAAACAAACAGTATCAGGTGCAACTTTTTTAGTTTTTTGAGCATAACTCAATGTTGCAACAAATAATGATAATAACAATAT